CAACCCGGACGTCGCCCGGCTGATCGGCACCGCCTGAGCTTGTCGGCCACGTGCCGACAACGCCCGCCGGCTGCGTGGCGCCCGGGCGAGCGCCATGCTGGCGGCATGAACGAATTCGCCGCGCTTTCCCGCCTCCTCGAGAACCTGATCCGCTTCGGCACCATCGCCGCGGTGGACCACGGCAGTCTCACCGAACCCCGCCCCGCCCGCGTCCGCGTGCAGAGCGGTGACTTGCTGACCGGCTGGCTGCCCTGGCTGACCCTGCGCGCCGGCAGCAGCCGCGAGTGGGATCCGCCGACCCTCGGCGAGCAGGTCGTGCTGCTCAGCCCCAGCGGCCAGACCCCCCAGGGCATCGTCCTCTGCGGTCTGTTCAGCCAGTCGTTGCCGGCCAACGGCGACCGCGCGGATCTGCATCGACGCACTTACCCCGACGGCGCCGTCATCGAATACGACAGCCAGGCCCATCGCCTCAGCGCCGTGCTGCCCGAAGGCGGGGTCACCCAGCTGACCAGTAGCGGGGGCATCACCATCGTCGGTCCCATCACTCACCAGGGTGACTACACCCAGACCGGCAACCAGAACGTCACCGGCCAGGTAATCGTGAGCCAGGACGTGGTGGCGGCCGGCATCAGCCTGGTCAAGCACACCCACGGCGGCGTCCAGAGCGGCGGCAGCCAGACAGGAGCACCCGTATGAATCGCAACACCGGCCAGGCCCTGGGCGACCTCGAGCACCTGCAGCAATCGGTCACCGACATCCTCACCACGCCGATCGGCAGCCGCCTGATGCGACGCGACTACGGCTGCGACCTGTTCCGTCTCCTCGACCAGCCGCTCAACGCCGCCCTCGGTCTGCAGGCCAAGGCGGTCGCGGTGATCGCCCTGCTGCGCTGGGAGCCGCGCCTCAATCTCACCCATATCGACCTGGTGCAGGGCGAGCGTCCCGGCCAGGCCTTCATCGAGTTGGAGGGCTACAGCACCGTCAACGACGAGGCCGTCAGCCTGCGCGCCCCGCTGCTCCTCGGTGGACTGTCGTGACCACCTTCACCCCCATCGACCTGAGCCAACTGCCGGCGCCGAGCGTGGTCGAGCCGCTGGACTTCGAAAGCCTGCTGCAGGCGCGTAAGGAGCGCCTGGTCAGCCTCTGGCCCGCGGCCGAGCAGGCCACCCTGCGCGCCCGCCTGGCGCTGGAATCCGAGCCGCTGGCCAAGCTGCTCGAGGAAAACACCTATCGCGAATTACTGCTGCGCCAGCGCGTCAACGAGGCGGCCCTGGGCATCATGCTGGCCAAGGCCCGCGGCAGCGACCTGGAGCAGATCGCCGCCGGCGTCAACCTGACGCGACTGGTGGTCAGCTCCGCCAACCCCGATGCCGTACCGCCCACCGCCGCCGTGCTGGAAACGGACGACGCCCTGCGCGAGCGGGTGCAGATGGCCTGGGAAGGCCTCAGCGTGGCCGGGCCGCGCAATGCCTACATCCTGCATGCGCGCAACGCCAGCGGTCAGGTGGCCGACGCCAGCGCCACCAGCCCCAGCCCCGCCGTGGTGACCGTCACCGTACAGAGCTTGGACGGCGATGGCAGCGCCTCGGCCGAGTTGCTGGCCACCGTCAGCCAGGCCCTCAACGACGAAGACGTGCGCCCAGTGGGCGATCGCCTGATCGTGCAATCGGCGCAGATCCTCAGGTACCAGGTCAAGGCCGTGCTCCACCTCGCCAATACCGGCGCCGAGAGCGAGGTCATCCTGGCCACCGCCCGGCAGCAGTTGGCCGCCTACGTCAATCAGCGCCGCCGCCTCGGCGTGCGGGTGTCGCGCTCCGGCATCGATGCCGCACTGCACGTCGCCGGCGTGGCCTGGGTCGAGCTGCAGGACTGGCAGGACCTGACGCCGACCGAAGCCCAGGCGGCCTATTGCAGCGCCAGCAGCGTCACCCTGGGCGCCTGACCATGAGCACTCTGCTGCCGCCTAATAGCACCTATCTGGAACGTCTCGCCGCCGAGGCCCTGGCCGGCATCGGCGAGGTGCCGGTCCCACTGCGCGACCTGGCCGATCCCGACCGCTGCCCCGAGGCGCTGCTGCCCTACCTGGCCTGGGCCCGCTCGGTGGATCGCTGGGACAGCGACTGGAGCGAGACCACCAAGCGCCAGGTCATCAAGTCGGCGTACTTCGTCCACGCCCACAAGGGCACCATCGGCGCCCTGCGCCGGGTGGTGGAACCCCTGGGCTACCTGATTCGCGTGCACGAGTGGTGGCAGGAGCGTCCGACCGGCACACCCGGCACCTTCCGCCTGGACGTCGGCGTGCTCGACAGCGGCATCACCGAGACCATGTACGACGCCATGAGCCTGCTGATCGACGATGCCCGCCCGGTCGGCCGGCATCTGGTCGGCCTGGCCATCAGCCTGGAAACCCGCGGTGTCGCCAACCTCGGCATCGCGACTTACCAGGGCGAGATCCTCAGCGTCTACGCCTACCAACCCGACGCCATCGTCGTCAGCGGCCAGGCCCTGCTCGGCGCCGGCAGCACCCACATCCTCGACACCCTGAGCATCTATCCATGAGCCAGACCTACTACGCTATCCTCACGGCCATCGGCGAGGCCAAGCTGGCCAACGCCGCCGCGCTCAACACCACCCTGAAGATCGCCAAGATGGCGGTCGGCGACGGCGGTGGAGCCGTGCCTACGCCCACTCGAAGCCAGACGACCCTGGCCGGCGAGTGGTACCGCGCCGGCCTGAACACCCTGAGCGTCGATCCCAGCAACAGCAGCCAGATCATCGCCGAGCTGGTCATCCCCGAGGCCACCGGCGGCAACTGGATCCGCGAGATGGGCCTGTACGACAGCGACGGCAACCTGATCGCCGTGGCCAATACCCCACCCAGCTACAAGCCACAATTGGCCGAGGGCTCCGGCCGCACCCAGGTGCTGCGCATGATCCTGGTCGTGAGCAGTACCAGTGCCGTGGAACTCAAGATCGACCCCAGCATCATCCTGGCTACCCGGCAATACGTCGACGACGCCATCACCGTGGCCGTCAATCGTCTGGATTTCAAGCAGTCGGTGCGGGTGGCTACCACAGCGAACCTGGCACTGTCCGGCACGCCCACCGTCGACGGCATACCGCTGGCCGCGGGCGACCGTATCCTGGTGAAGAATCAGGACAACGCTAGCCAGAACGGTCTCTACCTGGTCGCGGCTGGCAACTGGAGTCGTACTCTGGATGCCGACGCGAGCAGCGAGGTAACTCCGGGGCTTACCGTCTATGTCGAACAGGGCACCACTCAGACCGACAGCCTCTGGAAACTGGTCACCGATGCGCCCATCGCCCTGGGCATCACCGCGCTGGCCTTCGCTGACATCACCAGCGGCTATGCTCCGCTCAAGTCGCCGGCCTTCACTGACAAGCCTACTGCCCCCACAGCGGAGCTCTTCGACGTCAGCAAGCTGCTGGCCAATACCGAGTACGTCCAGCGCGCACTTGGCAACCTGGCTGGCCTCAAGGTAATTAGCGCATCCGCCGCGCTCGACAAAACATCGGCCGGCAACGCCATCGTGCTAGATGGTACGCCCGGCATCGTCTACTTGCCCTCTGCTGTCGACTGTCCTCGGGGTAGCCAGTTGGTGATCCTGGTCAAGCAGCCCGGCTGGATCTTGAGCACATCCAACAACCAGCTACTCGACTCAGGGGCCGCCACCGTTTCCTCCATGACGCTCAATACAGGCGACCAGGTGACGCTGTTTTCCAATGCAGCTAATTCTTGGGCAATGGTGGGTGGTTCGGCCGGGTTGCCGTACTCAACGGAGTTTAAGCGGCGTACACGTGGCATCGCCGCGAGCATCTCCAGCGGTGGCCAGCCAGCAGCAAACGCCGCTTTCTCGTGGGTTAAGAACTACCCTACTTTCGTGGCCCCCTGCGACGGCCTGGTGATACTGACCAGCAATGTCAATGTGGGATCAAATAGCAATCCGGAGGCAGTCATCAATCTTGCCAAGATCACCGGATCCCGAGGCGGTTCCTCTTCCTCATCAGACGGCACTCTCAACCCTATGACAAATACGGCTGTCATGCCGGTAAGCAGGGGTGAAACGGTTACGGTTACGTCGAGCTGCTCTGGCTCTGCAACCAATGTCACCTGGTCCGCGATGAATCACAACACAGCTTATTGGTTCATCCCCTCCAATAACCTAGCCGTCTGACCAGGAGCCAGATCATGCTCTACGCCATCCAATTCGACGCTCAGGGCCAACCTCTCGCCCAACTGCTTTACCGCCTCGACAGCCATGAGGGCTTCGAGCTGCCAGCCGATCAACACGAATGCACCGAGGCCGAGTACCGCGACTATGCTAACCAGCGCCTCGTCAGCGGTCAGTTACAGCCCGCGAGTGAGGCGGACCTCTTGCCGGGAGCCATCGTTGCACGCATCGAGGCCATTGCAGCAAGCTGCAATACCGCCATCCTCGAAGGCTTTAGCTCTAGAGCACTGGGCGCCGAGCATCGCTATCCAGCCAAACTCACAGACCAAAACAACCTGCAGGCCTCCGTCCTGGCCTCTCTACTGCCCAACCTACCTGCAGACTGGTCCACCCCCTTCTGGTGCCAAGACGCCGCTGGCTCCTGGGCCTATCACCCCCATACCGCAGCGCAGATCCAACAGGTGGGCACCGATGGCAAGAACGCCATCAACGCCTGCATCGCCCAAAAAATCGCTCTGGAGCAGGAGTTGGCTAAGGCCAGGACCCTAGCCGAGGTCAAGGCCATCACCTGGACGGCGCCGCAGTGATCGACCTGGCCCTATATAAGGCCTCTGGCGACCTCTACGACCGGCTCATCCGCGCCTGGACGCGCAGCCCCTACTCTCACTGTGAGCTGGTGCTGCCGGACGGACGCTTCGTCTCCAGCTCGCCCAGGGACGGCGGTGTGCGCGCCAAGGTCATCGAGCCAGGCCCAGCGGCTTGGGACTTCCTGCCCCTGCCCTGGCTCCAGCCGACCCACGTCGAGCAGTTGCTCAAGCAAGAGGCCGGCGCCGGTTACGACTGGCTCGGCATCCTCGGCAGCCAGATCCTGCCGGCCGGCATTCAGAGCCGGTCGCACTGGTTCTGCTCGGAATTCTGCGCCCAGGCACTGGGGCTGGAGCAGCCACAACGCTACAGCCCGGGGCAACTGGCCGAGGCCGTGCGCTGGGCTTCGAATCTGAGCCCGATCTTGTAGCGCTCCACCCAACACCCCCCACCCCATGACCCGGCGCGCCGGGTCCGCCAGCCTGTGCAGCGTCATCCTTTCCCGGCGCTTCCCCATCATGGCCGATCTCGCCATACCCCTCCGTCCGTCCCGCCCGGGACGGCGCCGTTTCCGACCTCACTGCAACCGTGCCCCGGAACACCGGGCGCGCGCGCTCGGCGCCTTCCGCCCGCCCTACCTCCGCGGAGTCCACCCATGATCGATCTCTCGCAACTCCCCTCGCCCACCGTCGTCGAGCCCCTCGACTTCGAGACGCTCCTGGCCCAGCGCAAGGCGCGGCTGCTCGCCCTCTGGCCGGCGGCCGAGCAGGCGGCCCTGGCCGACCGGCTGGTCCTGGAATCCGAGCCGCTGACCAAGCTGCTCGAGGAAAACACCTATCGTGAGTTGCTGCTGCGCCAGCGCATCAACGAAGGCGCCAAGGCCACGCTACTGGCCTACGCAACCGGCAGCGACCTGGAGAACCTGGCGGCCTGGTACGGCGTCACCCGGGCGCTGGTGACGCCGGCCGATTCCACTGCCAAGCCACCCCGCGCAGCCGTCTACGAAAGCGATGAGCGCCTGCGCCAGCGCACCCAACTGGCCCTGGAAGGCTTTACCACCGCCGGCTCGCGTAACGCCTATCGCTACCACGCCCTGTCCGCCACGCCCCAGGTCAAGGACGTGGCCATCCTGCGGCCGCTCCAGGGCACGGTACGGGTGGTGGTGCTCGCGGCCACGGGTGACGGCACCCCCGATGCCGCCCTGCTGGCCCAGGTGGCGACCACCCTCAACGACGAAGACGTACGCCCGCTGTGCGACACCGTCGAGGTCAGCGCCGCCACGGTCCTTACCTACCAGGTCAAGGCCACCCTGCAGCTCTACCCCGGCCCCGAACTGACCGTGATCCGGCAGAACGCCCTGGCCAAGGCCCAGGCCTATGTCGCCGAGCGCCATGCCCTGGGCAAGGACGTCACCCGCTCCGGCCTGTTCGCCGCCCTGCACCAGAGCGGCGTGCACAACGTGCTCCTGGCCAGCCCAGCCAGCGACCTCGCCGTGACCGCCGACCAGGCGGCCTATTGCAGCGCCATCAGCCTGGCCACGGAGATCCTCGATGACGCCTGAGTCGCTGCTGCCACCCAACCGCACCCGCCTCGAAACGGCCCTGGCCACGGCCGGCGCCGACCTCGCGGCGTTGCCCGTGCCCTTGCGCGACCTCTGGAATCCCTGGCAGTGCCCGGCCGGACTACTGCCCTGGCTGGCCTGGGCGGTCTCGGTGGACGACTGGGACGCCAACTGGGGCGAGGACAAACAGCGCCAGGTCATCGCCGACTCGGTGCGCATCCATCGCCACAAGGGCACCCGCGGTGCGGTACGCCGGGCGCTGACCAACCTGCTCGGCAACCAGGACTTCACCCTGCTCGAGGGCGCCGAGGGCGGTCACTACGACGCCCGCTACGTCTACGACGGCGAACGCTTCCACAGCCATGCCGAGCACTGGGCCCAGTACCGCCTGTACGTCAAGCAACCCATCAGCGTCGCCCAGGCGGCGCTGATCCGCAGCACCCT